CCCGCATCTTGTGACTGTCACACCCTTCAACTACAGTGGGATCAACAGAAAGGAAACTAGATGAGTGAAATACCAGACATGGAAGTGTTCTCCGTTGAGACTCTGTTCCGGTCCATCGCCAAGATACAGGCTATGTCGATTTTCGGCCCAGACCATTACGCGATCATCGCCAGCATGGACAGGCCCGACGCTGACTGTGAGGGGGAACCCGATGAGGGGGAATGACGACTACGGCCATCACTGGGCTGGTACACCCGACGATGAGCGGGTCGAATGTATCTGGTGTCTCGCTACGCCCGGCGGCAAGGGTGCTTACGAGCCGTGTGATCGGGCTATCGCCCCGGAGCGTGACAAACCACCAGTGGATTTGGACGCCATAATCACTGAGGCGGTTCACCGTGACACTGTGTCGGAGGGCAGGGTGCGGGAGATCGTGGGCGAGGAGCTTCGCATTTACGATCACGGTTTGCGCCGGTACATCCGCCGGTATGTTGTACCGGATGAGCCACAGCCGGAGCCGACCAAGCTGGTGGAGATGCCCGAGCTAGGGGGAACGCGGGCGGATGAGCCAGCCCGGTGGTTCGACCATTGGGAGGACGGCGCCAGCCGTGAGTTTCGGGGTATGCGTGAGGATGATGAGAAGTTTGCGAGGGAACAGTGGTGAGCTTGATCCACGGTTACCTGCCGAATGTCGGCCCCGACTTGTACGACTTGTACGAACAGCAGGTGGAGCAGATGCGCTGCGACGTTGAGGACATGAGCGTAGCTGAGCTTGTTGAGGAAGTGTTACATCATCGGATCAGAGAGCGGTCAAGGCCGTGAACCCGGTGGACACATGCCGGTGCGGGCATATCCGCAACCACCATTTCTGGTTCTCCGGTCAGTGTTGCGGCATCGGCAACGACAGGCTGTCCGAATGGGACTGTGCGTGTACCAGTTTTCATTTGGAAGGTGGTGTGCTGTCCCGTCGGGCGACGTTACCTGTACCCAACCAGCGGGCGACTAGTGGTAGCAAGGCGGCGGAGATTATCAGCCGGGTGTGGTCTATTCTTCAAAGGGAACGAAGCGAGCTTGTGGTGTGTGACGCTCGCATAAGGTCTGCGGGAATAACCCCGACAGAAACCCCCATGTGGGGTATCTTAGAAAAGGAAACAAAGGATGAATACGGAAACTGAAATATTAAAGGAATGGCCTTTCGCTGAGCGCAGTAGCCGTTACCCGTGGGACGCATGGTTTGATGGCGAAATGCGTGTGCTCGTTCACGGCACCCACTTTGACGGTGACGCTGCGTCACTGAGGTCATCCATTTATCAGGCAGCGAAACGGTGGAGCAGCGACGAGAAGGTGCGTGTCCACACATTCACCGCCGAGGAATGTGCCGCTTATGGCGACGGGCGCAACCGTATCGCATTGCAGGCGTCTAGTGGCGGGAAGTTCAAGAAGTATAGTTTGCTGGATGTCTGATTAGGCGCGGCTGGGGGCGGGGACTTCGGGGGAGGGTCCCGCCCCTACGCTGCGGGGAAGGAAGCCAGATGAGAACAACCCTTGAACTAGAGCAGCGGACTATCGCTATGGGTGCCGGTCATTGGATTAGACGTTGGGCGGTCATCCAAGATGGTGCTATTCGTGAAATGTTTTTGGAGTACGACGAGGCGCAACGGTGTTTGGAAATATTGCGTGAGGATTGGGAATCGAAAGATGAGTAGACCGAAGGGTTTGGTACGCAAACATGGGGTGACCTCGTACAAGAGGAACGTCTGCCGGTGTAAGATATGCCGGGAGGCTAACACTAACTACGAACGCAGGAAGCGGCACAACAGGCAGCCACAGAATGAGCGTCCCCGGTTGCCGTTCATCTATGACACGCTGACCCGCGAGGAGTGGTTCAAGTACCGGGAGGTCGATGAGGCTTGACTCTCTGAGCTAACGTCGTTACACTCCGCTGAGACAGGTGACCCTCTGACCTGTTCGGGGGTGGCGGTGCGGTGTTTGCTTCCTTTCTCCCGCACCGTCACCCTCGTTTAAAAAGAAATAGGAAGGCTCCCCCGTGGGAAAACAAAAGAAATCAGCCATCGAAACCCGGTTAGAAACCCTTGAAAACATTGTGCTTTCCGACGGGCAGAACATTGGTGAAGCACTCGGAATAACCTATGTAACAATACAGGAAAGTCTGGTGCGGATCGGAGATTTTGCCCACGATTTGATGACGATAGCGCAGAATCTTATGACCTCAATGGGGGAGTTAGTGCCCGACGAGTACACTCGGATGAGGGTGGAAGCTACCGCCCCGCCGGACCTGACAGTCATCGAAGGCGAAGGCCAAGACGGCGATGATGAAATCTCCTAAGGCTAGGCTAGGCTTGGGTCTTGGGCTCGGGGATGTAACCCCTATGGCTAGGCTAGGCTAGGGGGGGTCCCGTCGATGTCGCAGCCGTCTGCTACCCTGACAGCCATGTCGCAACCGTCTATTCCCGTTACCGAAGACCGGATCACTCTGCGCCAGTCGTGGCTGGGGGAGTTGGCGATGTGCCCGGAGCGGGCACGCCAGTCGATGCTCGGGTTGTACCGGTCCACCGAATCGACCTCCACTGTTATCGGCTCCGCTGTTCATTCCGGTATCGAACAGTGCCTCCAATCTTTCATTGATGGCGGTGAACATCTGTCGCGGGACGCCACGGTCGCCGCGTCACTCGGCTACTGGGAGGATCATCGGGCTGACATTGTTCGGTGGAACCACAGTGTCGATGTTTCCGTGGAGATCGTGGAACTAAACTCTGCTGTTTGGTGGGATGAAGTTCGCCTCAGTGTGAAACCGGTGGCCGTGGAATATTCTTTCAACCTGCCGCTGGTCGTGGATCACAAGCCGGAGATCTGGTTACAGGGCACTATGGATTGTGTCCAAAAGTACCCGGAACCTATTTTGGATTGGAAAAACCCGGGGCGCAAACCGTCAGACGACTGGGAGAAGCGACGGTGGTCGGTTCAAGCCGCGGCGTACACTTGGGCGGTGGCGTCTATGGCTGACGGTGGCTTACAGGAACCTATCCTGTTTGAGTTTGTTTATCTCGTAAAGGGCAAGGTTTACAGGAACCTTGTTGACTGCGGACCCGCGGAGTGGGCAAGTTTGGTTGCTCTAGCTCGCTCTGCGGGTACACTCATAACGGCTGACCTGCCAGTGTGGCCGTTGAACATGGCCGGGTGGCATTGTGCCCCCAAATGGTGCGGTGCGTGGTCAACGTGCCGTGGCCGGTTCGCCGGTCCCGACCCTTGGAAGCAACTATAAGGAGCAGTACAATGGCAGAAGCAAACAACACGTTTACGGTTTTCCGTAGGCAAGTGATACAAACAGGGGAGTACGAACCCGCAGAGGCATCATGCTCTGTGACGATCACCCTAAACGGTGACGAGAACGCCGAAGAGGTAGCTAACCTGATCTCCGAGTGGGGTAACACGTTGGAGATGGCCAACTACGAGGCGTTGGGTGTCGGCTACGAACTGACAGAGCAGGGGGTGAGGCGCTTGTCCAAAAGCGTTCCCCGGTCTGACACGCCAGATCCCGTGGCTACACCAGCCGCGGCGAATCGTCCCGCAGGTGACGGTGGCCCGAAAGACGACTGGTGGGAGAACCTGATGAACAACAAGGGCGACTGGTGGGCTCCGAACTGGGAGAAGAAACTGGATGGGTCGTTTAAGAACCTCGCCGGTCCCGACTACAAGCATAAGAACAACCAGAAGATGGCGTTGTGGTTGACCGCCCAAGACGGTGGCAGCATTGTGCCGAACTGGTTTGCGTGCCCGTTCACTGGTAAAAGCAGCGACGATCTGGGCATGGTCGGGAAACAAATCCGCGCCCGCATGTAACCAACGATGGCGGAGATCAAATCCCCCGACGAGGTTCACCGCCGGTTGACCACCGCCCGACAGGGCACGGTCCCGGCGGGGCCTCCCGGCGGGGAGAAACCCACCAAGTTCGCGTTGACCTCAACGGTGGTGGACAACCTCATCGGGTTCATCTCCAACCCCACCGAACGATGGTACTTGGGGTTACCGGAGTTGGACCTAGCTACCCGTGGGGTGGGCCGCGGCGAAGTGCTCATGGTGGTGGGCCGTTCCCACACCGGCAAATCGCAGGTGTTGTTGAACGGCATCGTGTGGAACCTCGTCAACCACCCCGACGCGCATGTGGTCATCTTCTCAATGGACGAACCACGCGAACTGGTAACCATGAAACTCTACTGTCTGCTGCGCGGACGGTCGTCGTCCGACGTGGAGGAGGCCGTCAAGGCCCGCGACAAGGATGTGCTAGCCGACTTGGAACAAGCCGGGGCGCAGGAACTGTCACGGGTGGCCATCGTGGACGAGCCGATGAAACCCGACGGGATGACCGACGCCATGACCGAAGCGCGGGCGTGGTGGGGGTGCGACCCGTCGTTCGTGATGATGGACTACTTGGAGTTACTACCGGGCGGTGACGCTGACGCTACGGGTGTAACCACCAAAGCTCAGAACATAAAACGGTGGGCGAAACAGCAGCGTGTCCCCGTCGGACTGGTACACCAAGCGGGCCGTGGCTCCGGTGAACCCGGCAAAGCAGCGGGTATTTACGCTGGCCGGTACGGCGGTGAGCAGGAAGCCATTTTCGTGATGGAAGTGTACCGGAAACGTGACCGGTACGGGCTGACCGACTGGGAAACCCAATACCACGAACATAGTATCAACATCAACCTGTGTAAGAACAAGCGCACAGCGAGAGTGTTGG